GCTTTTACCAGAAGTAATAGTAGGGTAAACAGAACTAAAGAACGCTTCTGCGATATGATTTGGGACAAAGGCGAACTCGTCGAGGAAAATGATATTGAACGACATGCCTCGGACAGCACTTGCAGATGTAGAAGCTGCCAATATCTTTGATCCATTTTCCAACTCCATACTACCTTTGTTCCAGGATAAGATACCCTGTTGCATCCACTTAGGCAAGTTTTCATATGCAGTCTGTAGTCTACCAAGTAGTTCTCTGGCAGTTGCTGCTTTGTTTGCTAGGATACCTACATTAACACTATCATTAAAAACAATATAATGCAAGAGGTATGCCACACAGGTAGTAGACTTACCAGTCTGTCGTGGCATCTTGCATATATTGAATCGTTGCTCGTGGAAGTTACTAATCAACTTCTCCTGAAAGTCATACATCTTAAATGGCACAAGACCTTCATCCAAGGAAACAATTTTAATATAGTTCCTTGCAAAATATATTGGGTCTTGTTTACACTTGATAAACTCCTGAACCTGTTCTACACTAAACTCTGTTTGTGTGTTAGCTTTCTTTAGATTCGGGTTACCAAGATAGATATCCTCTGCCATTACTTCTTCTTACACTTACACTTATACTTAGCAAATGCAGCACCTAGAACTATTACTATAGCTGCTATGCCAATACCTGCACCCCAACCAATACCTTGTGGTTCTGGTTCAATGAATGGTGCTAGTTCAGGTACTTCCTGAATCATTTTCTGTGCTTCCTTTGGAATAGGAAGATCTTTAAGTAGTTTTGTAGGCATGATTTTACTCCGTTAATGTGCCGTGTGCTCTGCGGATCTCTCGGAGATCCTCAAAGTTTTTTTGCTTAGTGCCACCATCGTATGCCCAAGCATATCCTTCAGTTATCATCTGTTCGTTTAACGAAAGATCAGAGTCGCCAACATAGAGCCAACCAAGAAGCCTACCATACTTCCCAACCCCACCCTTAAGTTCAGTTCTAACAGTGAGTTCTTCATCGCCTTTAATTGTCTCCTCTAATTTCCCCTTCAACCAATTGGTCGCATCTAATCCAAGTGCCTTCTCCTCCAAGTCCCTCGTTCTCTTCTCTGGTGTGTCCACTCCAGCAATCCTCACTCTCTCCGTCTTCGCTAGGTCGAACCCTAGGTCTATTATCACATCTATCGTGTCTCCGTCTAAGACCTTCTTGATCTTCGTAACACGGAAGTTGTAGCAGCTCTTTCTGCTCGGTGGAACCATTGCACCCATCGTTGAAATCCTCAAGTGAGCTATTTATGGTTTCTTCAATAGGTGCTCTATCTTGTAAGGATTCATGCTCCCTTATCTTTTGAATCCATTCACCAGAAATATTTGCTAGTAATAACTCTATCATTTTGGAACTATGTGCATACCTACTGTAACACAATACCTTCCTTCTCTCTCCCAGATGGACATAGTTTTGTCAACAGCTCCACCATTAAATAATACTGGTGACACTGAATGTGTTGCCCATCCAGGAAAGATAACAAAAGAATTGTTTTTATATTCAACAAATTCATCTGTATTATTAAAAGTTAAATCACCACCAGTAAATTTCCGTGGTTCCTTATTAAACCAGAATAATGCAGTTGCAAGAGTAGCATCCTCATGAGGTTTATAATAATCTGCATTTTCATAATAAGAAACTAAAAACCATAATTCGTTAGTACCTGCTGCATTAAGATTTGTAATATGTACATTAGAGTATTCAATTACATATTGTTCTAATTTATCTTTAAGTAATCTAATAATTGATGAAGCATCTTCTCTACAATATACATTACGAAGAAATACACCTTTATTATTTTTTATAACTTCTCCATCAACCCTTGCTGAACCACTATTCTCTGGCGGTTGCATTAAATAAGAGTTGTTTAAAAACTGCAACTCATCAAAAATAAGACGCAACTCCTCATCAGAGAATACATCTCTTTTTAAAAGATATGGTACTTTATCCATTACAAATACGCTTTAGATATATTAGTTGCAAATCCTATGACAGTAGTACCTGCTGCCAATACTGCTGCAGCACCAATGACCCATTTCTCTACAACTTTTAATCTTTCTCTTAACTCGTCTTGCTTCTCTTCCAATCTTTCAATCTTCAATTGCATCACAGTTATTCTTGTCTCCTGTGAAGCATCTAATCCTAAGTCAGTCATTTGGCCAAAAAGTATCATACATGAATATGTAGTATATGCTAACACCTACTCCCGATAAAAGCAAGCCTAGCATAATATTAATTGACCAAACTACTTCAGACATATGCTTGTGCAGCAAGCCAAGTTGATAACCCTAAAGAAGTTCCCATGATAGTGAGTCTACTCATCCACCACATAATCTCGTGCTTATGTTTTGTAATAGTAGTCATTTTTCTAAAGTTGCAAAGTCAATAAAATGAGGATGCTCCCGTAGAAACGGAACATCCTCTTTTGCGTCTTGTATTGCCTCGTAGGAATCTACAGCGTACTCGCAGATTTCTAAATGACGAAGTTGTGAGTCGTGATAACCGACTGTATAATGCTTAGTCAGGGGCATGATAGTTTCAATCCCATACTGTCATTATTTATTATAGCATGGTAGTAATTAATACCTAATTGTGTGTTGACTCACTGACTGTGTTAGAGTATCAAAGCACCTATGATAAATCCTTTACCAAATGAAATACAAAGCATCTGATAATCGGTCAAATTAAATTTGTCCTGAATCTTTTTTGCCCACTTCTTATCAAATTCTTTTACTTTGTAGGCAAGTTCTTTTACTTTTTTCATTACTTTTTGTTACGGTGAATTATTTATGCATACATTAAATTTCCAGAGATACTAATTCTAGTACCATCAGATTCATAAAAAGGATATACCCCATGCTTTAACCTTGAAGAAAAGAATAGCATTTTACCTTCCATTTCAGGACTCATTTGATAATAATCTTCTTTTAAAGTTCCATCAGTATCTGGGTATGTAATCTCAAAATTTGATACACTAGAATGCTTTTGCCCTTCCATAAAAGGTAACTTAGCTTGTTCCTTCCAATCAGTAGGAATCTTCATCCATATTACAAATGAAAATACACCACTATGATCATGCATAGGGTTAAACTCATGTTTCTTTTGAAAGTTAACCCATAAAGCACTTATAAGCAATCTTTGAGTAGTCCCAATATGATTAACTATTTTATTTGCTGATGGAAATGCTTTGTCATATTCATTAGCACATTCAATTAGAAGATTATCCATAAGATAATCTTCTTTATCTTTTAATGCTAAACTGGATGATATATGACCAGCTAGATTACCTTTCATACTAATATTATCAATCTTAGATTGATCTATTAGTTCATTGAGATATGTGATAATATTTTCATCCAAATCAATTTCTAACCACCCAGTTATGGGTGGTGTAATAGATTTGATTTTCATTGTTTAAAAAACTGTTGGTCCACCAACAGCAGCATTTTCACCTGCCAATGGATTTGATGGTGCTAGATCAGGAGCACCTACAGGAAGATCTCCTCCTAAACCAGGAACTCCAATAGATCCAGTAATTGCTTCCAAAGCCTGTGATTTAATTCCATCAATGATGGAATCCCTGTTGACATATACATATAACCCACTGCCAACAACGGCAACAGATACAGCAGCAGACGCAACAGCAAGTACATTAACTAATTTTTGCATTGTAGTAACCTCGTATATGGTTATTATATCACATTTTAAATGTTTCGTCTGATTTAGTATCAGTCGTAATCTTAAGTGGTGCTTGCTCAACTCTAATAGTTTGAACAGGACCAGCAGGTGCTTTTGCTATGATAGCTTCTATATCTTGTGCAGTAACAGGAGGAGGTCCACCATTACCATTGCCATTCATCTTCATAGTTCCATCACCCTTCTTACTAGCTGTCTGAATTCCAAAGCTAGCTAAAACTCCTGTAAAAACTGAAGCTATAAATGTCGGATCTATTTTCTGTTGTGGCACTCCTGGAATTGCCACATAGTTCAAAGTCAATATTCCACCTGACCACACCAAGACCCCAAGGCGAACAAATGTACTAATGATCGCTGCTTGCTCATCTTCATCTGGAAGGATCTTATCTTTAAGTTTTTGTAGTGGACCTTTCGTTTCTTCCTCTACAACTTCTTCCTTTATTTCTTCAGGCATAGTTATAAGTGTAACTAGCTCTTATTTAGCATCTAGAAACCCTTGCTTAATCATCTTCTGCAACTCTGCAGTACTACCAGTGAATATAGCATTATTGGTAACATTGTTTGTAGTCTTATGTTTGGTCTCATCAATCTCCTTAACTTTCTTCTGAAGATCCATTAACTTATCAGCAATGTCAGCAGTGGACTTTAGTACCTGACCTGCAACCTCATATGCTCTTGGAGAACTTGATTCTTCGGCAACCTCCATAATACCATTAAGAGTCTCTTGACCCTTTTCTATTAAGGAATATAACTGACCACGAGTATATTCATAGTCTTTATCTATATCAACTTTTGCTAGTTGATCTTTTCTTTTAGCACCCCCATTTTCGGGTATATCTGTAGCTTCAACTTCTACTACTTCAGAAGAAGTATTTAATGCTTTGTCAATTTTTTTGGACATTTTCTGATCCTCCTTCAAAATCATGAATACTTTCCGATCCACCTATAGCAAATGGATTGTATTTTGCAGTAGCAATTCTATACATTTTCTCATGCATAGTAACTACCTCTTCAGCAGATTTCTCAAACTCAGGTGATGATTCATGCCTTGATGCGTATAGATCTGCTATCTCTTCTTCAGGTCTTGGGTTATAAGCATCATCTGCATCAGAAGATCCATACATATCAAATCTGTCATTAGTTGCTATAGGCATATCATCAAGAGGATTATGTGGTCTATCATCAAACCAGTCATCCTTTGGTATTTCAGGTAGTGGGATCATACATCCTCTTGTCTAGTTGGACTATACTTCTTGGAATCATCAAACATAGTAGTAGTTTCACTGAATCCAAAGTCATCTTCAGGTCCAGCAGTAATTGGATCTGGGGTAACCGTATACCTCATCTCACGCTTAGCTTGCTGAACATTAGTATCTGCATAGTAATCGACCTGAACCTTCTTAATAAGACCATCTGTACTCTCAGCAACAGGACCAAATAGATAGGTCTTAGCAACAAACTGGAATGTATACATCAATACTCTTCTAGTTGAGAAGTCCCCTTCATACTCATCAGTGAATGATATATTCTCTAATACAACTGGTATATCTCTTTTTTCTCCAATAGAACTTACTAGATCTATTGTAACATTAAATGCTGGTTGAAAGAATGGAAGTATCTGTTCTACAATCTGTAATGCATCATCATTCAACTTAGTCATTACATTAAGTTCAAACCCTACATTATAAGGTACTGGTAAATATACTTTCTTTGCTTTATTATCAGCATCTACTGCTTTAAAAGTTCTAGTTATACTTGACTTTCTACTAGAATCATAATTCATAGAAGTCATTTCAAATGACATCCTAGGTAATGTTATTGCAGTTGCTTTTGTTAATTCTTCTTGTTGTTGAAGTTTAGCAAGAAACTTTTGCTTAGGACCATATATCAATGGAACCTTAGTTTCGCTAATAGTACCGCCCTGTCTATCATCATGCTGAATATGAACATCGTTGAACAATGTACCAAAAGCAATAATTGTTTTCCTTAATATCTCGTGGTAAAAATAAGTACCTAACATTATACTATACCAAATGGGTTATTTTCAGTGAAGTCGAGAAGAGCATCACCAGCAGTTTCAAATTCATCATTCATAAAGTATTCATCACCTTGTGCTTGACTACTTATATCATCAGAATAAGAGAAGACTTGGTATCTAGCAGAAGATGCAGTTCCAGTAATGTACTCACCAGAGTAGAACTCTCCAGTATTTATCGAGATTTCTAGTTTTCTGTTAGCAGCATCCCATTTCTTAACATATGCTTCAACACCAGATAGTGATCCAACAACCCTTTCATTTATGTGATATGTTCCAACACCAATACTCAATGGAGCACTGATAGAAACAGTTGGAGTTGCTTCATAACCAACACCAGCATCCGTTAGATATATTCTAAACATTGCATCATTGGACAATGTGGCAACAGCAGTTGCTTGTACTTGACCTGCCTTAGCACCAACCATAGCACCAGTACCAACAAAGGTAACACCAGATGCAGTTCCAGTACCACCAAGGGAAGTACCAATACCAACACTGCTAGTACCAATAGATGTTACTTTAGCACCACCAATAAGTGTCACAGCACCAAAAGTCTTGAAGTTAATAGTATGACCGATAGCAATATTTGCCATAGTATTAATACCAACAATCTCCATCATTCCAGCAGTTGCAATACCAGTAAACTGATACTGTTTGTCAACATACTGAGGATGTTGAATTGTTACAATAGGTGGAGAAACATAGTTATATCCTGGCTGAGTAATTCTAATAGATGCGATACCACTATTAGTTAATGTTGAAGTTGCAGCAGCACCCACACCTGGAGTTCCAAATCCAATAGTAGGTGGTTCAACATAAGCAAAACCTGGATTAGTTATAGCAACATAATCTATAGAAGCAAGTTGACCTTTAGTAGTTGTAAATCCAACTACCTGACCTAGAGATGTTGATACACCAGCAGGAGATGGTGATACACTAATAGAAGGTACTGAAGTATATCCAGAACCATCATCATTCAATGTAATCTTCTGCAATGCACCAGATAGTGCAAAGGTGTCAACAGATGCCTGAGCAGTAGATCCTATACCAGCAAGACTTACAGTTGTAATATATCCTTCTTCACTCAATCTTTCATCTATACCAACAACATTGGTATCGATAATCTCGTCTTGTAACTGGAACAGTTCACATTGAAGTTCGTAAGTATAATTCTTACCTAACTGGAAGAATGGTTGCTCATGCTCAACATGCTTAATCTCAAATAATCTTTCTCCTAATGGGAACCATATTAAATCACCTTCCTTAGGTCTAGTCCCAAAATCAATATCTCCATCTCTAGCAGCATTTAAATTTGTTGAATTAAATTGAAATGGTGCGATAAAGTCCTCGAACCTTTCTCTTGATATTGTTAAAGTAATCTCATTCTGTAAGTTGATCCCAAACTTAGTCATTACATCACTACCTTTAGCATATCCCTCATAATTATTAAGGTATGCTTCCACAATATAATTATCATTAAACTTTGATGACTGAACTTCACCTAAGATATCGTCAGTAACTATCTGTTTCCTTGGTATATAATATACATCAATACCATGAATAGACAAGTGTTCATCGACCAGTGACTGTATCAGTCTCTGCTCATCAGGTGAACCATGTTGGAAAAATGGAGATAAAGGCATTAACCTATCATGTCAAGGACTGGGATTTCATAAGTAGATAGCATTTTCTCTTCTATCTCTCTTATCTCTAGGTCACCATCTTCATAGATTTGACGACCATTAAGTTCTATACCACCAGGAAGTTTTACTCCTTGGAATTTAATGAGGTTCTGACCCCATTGTTTTTTAATCTTTGCAACTAAATATCTCTTCAAGAAAGAATCATTATACACTGCACTATAATTTGCAGGATCCATTATCCTGTAACAATCAATAATTATCCAATGACCTTCAGTTGCAGAAGCCCAATCAATATCCATATAAAGTCTATTGTTTCTCTTATTATATCTAATCTGAGTAGATGTAGTCAATAAGAAATTAATATCCTCTAGATATGTCTTAGTCATAGAATAATTTAGGAGACCATCATAACCCATATTAAAAGCAATATCATTCAAAAATAACTGATACTTCAAGTTAAACATACCATTACTAAGTCCACTACTATCAAATTGATGGACTCTTTCTATACCAAGTACAGAATCTGGAACTGTTATAAAACTTTCATTCTCTTCAAATACACCAGATACAGTAGATGTACTAGCAATACCTACACTAAATCCACCACCTCTTGACCTACCCTTTCTAATATCATTCTGTGTAAGTTGATATTTGAGAACTACTTTCTCAACACCATCAAAATGTCTCTCATAGAAAAACTGTAAAGAGTCATCCATTAAGTCATCAACTTGCTCATCGGCAACATTAATCTCCAGAATTGGAGCACCTAATTGTCTTAAACAATAATCTTGTAATGTTGCCCTACTATTTGGTTTTGCCATTAGAAGAATCCTCCATCGATGGAGTCAGTCCATGTTGGGACTCCAGAAGCGTTTGTGGTCATTACATAGTTAGAAGTAGTTAGGAAACCAACTGTGCTTGCTGTACTTACTAATCTTCCATCTGCTTCAAAGTAACCCATACCATTTGGACCACTGTATCCAATACCAGTGCTTCCACCTTGATCTGAGCGATAGTATAAACCATTCTTGAATGTACCATATCCAACTACTTGGAAGTTGTCTTGAACTGTTACTTGACCAGCAGCAGAATCTAGAACTAGTTCGCCGCTATTAGTTTCAATCTTAGTAGTAGAACTACCAGCACCAATCTTAATGTCAAATATAGTAGTAACTCCAGTAACAACAACTTCATTAAAGGTACTAATTCCAGTAATTTTAATGTTTCTGCCGTTAACTTCATCATAAACAACATCACCTATAACATTTAAGTTACCAGCGACAAATATGTCGTCTTGGAATGTTGCTATACCAACGAAGGTTGAGAAACCAGCGAAGGTCATCTCAGTAGCAATACCAGTCTGTATTCTGGCATTTGTTATTGCAAAGTCAGTTGCTAAACCAGCAGTTATCTTAGCGTCAAGAATATCAGCATCAGCAAGGTCAACAGCATTAGCAGTTACTACACCAGCAGTTGCTGTTATAGAAGAACCAATTGCAACTTCTCCCTTATAAACACCGTTATCTTTAACAGTTACAATACCAAGCATCTCTGAACCAGATGCTCTAATAATTAATCTATCACCAACACCAGATGCAGCAGAATCAGCATACATCAACTTGACAGTCTTACTGTCTGCCATTAAGAAGTCGCTATTACCTGTAGCAGTTTGTACACTGAAGTAATCACTTCTTATTTGTAATCTACCGTAAGTAGCATTACCATTACTATGCTGAACAATACTATGTCCTCTGTTGGCAAATGCATCAGTATCCTGATGATAGAACTTAAAGTCGGAGTTCTCACCCACCCTAAACTCAACATTGTCGGGGACATCTGTGTGACTGTTAAGTCCAACAGGTGAATTGATAGTTAATGATCCATCACCTCTTGTCTGACCTACCGTAAAGTTTGTAGCAAGACCTGTAGCGATCTTAGCATCGACTGCATCGAGGTTATTAACATCTGCACTACTGCTAACTGTTACAACACCTGTAGCGTTGATTCTCTCAAATCTAGCAGTGTCTAATACATCTAGTCTATCTCTAACACTAGCAGTTCCAATACCAATTTTCTGATTGGCATCGATACGCATCGCTTCAGTATTCTCAGTACTTGAAACGATAGTACCATCACTACCACTATCAGTTAAAGCAATAGATGTATCACCCTTCTGGAATGCATCCAGTTGAATGGTTGTAGCGGTTAGGATACCTAAGACATTGACATCACCAGTAATGTTAATATCACCAGCACCAGCAGGGTCAATGTTAATATCACCTGTAGTAGATTCAATGTTATTACCAGCAATCTGGATATTACCAAATGTACCACTGGTAGGAGTTACCTGACTGCTATTACCAGAAGAGTCTGAAATAGTTAAGTTAGATAGTGCTTGTAGACTGGTTACCTGTTGTGAGAATGCAACTGTACCATTTTCTTGGTCAACATAGAACGCATCACCAACACGGAAGTCTCCCTTCTGGTCAATACTTACAAATGATACCTCACCATTATTGGTCTGAGTAACTTCATTTGCTTGTATTACAGTATTAGGATCGTTACTAATATCTCCACCTGAACCAACTTGGTTAAAGTTCAGTGCGAACATTCTAAGAGTAACACCATCACCATCAGCAATTACACCCTTCTGACCGTACTCAACAGCACAACCAACTGAACGCATGTCAGCACCGAACTGACTGTAATCTGCTAATTGTACCTTAGTAGCAGTTCCAATACCACCACCTGCTTGAACGATTCTGATATCCTGATTACGGACTACATCGTCAGTCGTGGTTGTAAGACCTGCAAGACCATCAAAGTGTAATAATACCTTAGTATCAGCATCTCCAGTATGTGCTACTGTAGGTGCAGTAAAGTTGGCAGTATACTTAGCAACATCATATTCTACTCTAAATTCATCAATCCATCCTGTGACATTATTACTTCCACCATCATAGTCAGCACCAATTACTAATGGTTTAGTGGAACCATAATCGGTTGTATCAGAAGTCTTAATACCCCTCTGAGTACCATCAACAAATAGTCTTGTATTTGTACCTTGTCTTGCGAGTGCGATATGATGCCAAGCACCTGTGCCTATACCAGCACCAGAACCTGTGATAGCAGTAGTTGTACCAACACGAACATCTACTTCACCAGCAGCACGGTAAGCAATACTTAGACCTTCTGCATCAGTTCCATTTGCTCTAAAGTCAATTAGAGTTGCACTAGAGAGTCCTGTAGTATTTGTGTATGCCCAGAAGTCAACAGTAAAGTCTTTATCAGTTCCAAATCCAAGATCACCACTAGATGATAGACTAATAGAATCATTAGTACCGTCTAACTTAAGTGATGAAGTACCAAACTTCTTAACTGTAGTATCTAATTGAGCGTTATCGTTGAATGTTACTGTCTTAGCAACTCTATTATTAAGGACTTCAAAACCTGTTTGCTTGCCTGTTACATCTAGATATGTTCCATCATAGTTAGCAACAATAGCAGTACCCAATCCAGTAGTACCATCAGTGTCATAGTAAGTAATAGTGTTACCTACACCAACTGTGGTGATACCAGTTAATCTTAATCTTGTCTTACCTACAGATGAAATACCAAGAGTTCCAGATACACCCTTAAGTGCTTCAGAAGCAAAGTATGTAAAGCAGTTTAGGTACTCAACACGAGCACCGTTAGTCATTACAACACCCTGACTGTTAGGTACAATAAATGTACACTCGTTAAAGAGCATTGCTGCTTCTAACGATCCTTCTGCCATCACCGAACCATCAATATATGCACCACCACCAGCAATCATAGATGCTGGAGGTGAATCTGCAGTTGAATAACCGTAAGGATCAGATGCGGTAATATTAGTACCCTTGTTCATCACGGTTACACGCTGAACATAAGGTGACCTCATGCTAACAGCGATACCAGGAGCATATCTAAACGCAAAACCAGTATTATTTGGTGTGTCAAAGAAGACATCTGCAATAGTTAAGTCTTCAACAACTGTTCTGTCATTCATTAAGAATGCGTCTTTCTGCTTAGTAGCAGATGTAGGAACAATCTTAGTTGCACGAAGACCGTTACCTTTAACAGTAAGACCTTCTGGGACTGTAATTGGGAATACCTCTTCATAAACACCACCACCGATGTTCAATGTCTCATTAACTCCTCTACTATTAGGAGCGATATTAACATTTAAACTGAATGATGTAGTGGTTAGTACAGTAACAGCAGTTGTTACTCCTGCAATAGGATCAGTTGCACGAGGATAAGTATGCGAAGTTGCATTACCATCCATATTACATGTGAATGATAATGAATTATTATCAAGGGTGATAGTATCACCTGTGGTCAACTGATGAACACCACCTGATAGAGTTAAGTTACCTGTAAGAGCATTATATGTTGCTGCATTAGGAGACCATTGATTACCAGCAAAAGAACCACTCTGAATATTAACTGCGTTTAAAGCAGTACCACCGTTATAGGTATGATCATACTTATTAGAAATTCTTTGTACAGCATACTTAATCGTTCTGAATGGTCTGTCATCAGTACGACCACGAGAAGGTTCGTTATCATCAACACCATGAGTAGCAACAAACCATACATCAGTACCAGGGTTAACTGTAGAAATACCAATTTGTGAAGGTTCCTTCCATGAAAGAGTACCATCAGCATTAGTGCTCAACATATGTTGAGTGTTAATACCAACAACTCCAGTGGAATCATATAGAGAGGTTACATAACCAGCACCAATCGTAAGGTTTACAATATCTGCAGTATTAACATCAATAACACCTGTGAAGGTTGCTGCAGTAGCAACAACTACATCAGTAACTGCTAACCCAGTCAAGGCTAAACTATCAGCACTTAAAACATTGACATGTGCAGTTGTAATAGTAGCGTAAGTACCAACCAGTGAAGTTACAACACCTGCAGTGATCTTAGCATTAACTATATCTCCTTCTGTAACATCAATTGTTGTTATAGATGCAGCAGTACCAACGATGTCGGTAATGATACCAGAAGTGATCTTAACATCCTTAAGATCTGCAGTCTCAGTATCAAATACTGTTATGGTTGCATAAGTACCAACTATCGATGTAACAACACCAGCAGTAATCTTAGCATTGACTATATCACCTTCCGTAGCATCAATCGTAGTGATTGTAGCTGCAGTACCAACGATGTCTGTGATAATACCAGAGGTAATCTTAACATCCTTAAGGTCTGCAGTTTCAGTATCGAAAGTTGTAATAGTCGCATAAGTACCAACTATTGATGTAATAATACCAGAGGTAATCTTAACATCCTTAAGATCAGCAGTCTCTGTATCAAATACTGTTATAGTTGCATAAGTACCGACGGTTGAATCAACACTTAAGTCATCAACATAAGCAGTACCATCAATGTGAATATCTTTCCACTGTTGAGTAGCAGTACCAATACTGTAGGTATCGTCATCATCAGGGATAAAGTTAGAATCAATGTCTGCATTGAATACAACATTATCTGTTACAGAATCACCAAGACCAATTGTACCGCCATTGAATGTTACATTACCAGTGAAGGTAGTTGCACCACCAACTCTAAGGTCATTGGTAATATGAACATCTGTTATAGTTGCATAAGTACCAACAAGTGATGTTACAACACCAACATCAACATAAGCATTAGTAGCAATCGCAACTTGAGATCTTAGATTTGTAACTGCGAAATCTGTTGCTAAACCAGTAGTAATCTTAACATCATTAAGATCAGCAGTCTCTGTATCAAATACTGTTATGGTTGCGTAAGTACCAACCTGTGATGTAATAATACCTGCAGTAATCTTAGCGTTAACTATATCTCCTTCTGTAGCATCAATTGTTGTTATAGTCGCTGCAGTACCAACGATATCAGTTATGATACCTGAAGTAATCTTAACATCCTTAAGATCTGCTAATTCAGTATCAAAATTAGTAATGGTTGCATAGATACCAGTTATCGATGTGATAACACCAGCAACAATATTACCATGTATAATGTCAGTTACTGTAGCATCAATCGTAGTGATAGTTGCAGCAGTACCAACAATGTCGGTAATGATACCAGCAGTAATCTTAACATCTTTAAGATCAGCAGTTTCTGTATCAAATACAGTAATGGTTGCATAAGTACCAACCAATGATGTTACAACACCTACATCAATGTAAGCATTAGTAACAATACCAACAGCGTTAACTAAATTTGTAACTGCTAGATCAGTTGCTATACCAGCAGTAATCTTAATATCCTCAACACCAATATCATTAACATCTATTTGTGGAACAGTAGCAACACCAGTAATGTTGACATCACCATCCACATCGAGCAACGCTGTAGGCGTGGTAGTCCCCACGCCGACCCAACCGTCGCTATTACCAGAAACCCACTTAACATCACCTGAACCAATTATTAACTGATCGTCTTGCTCTGGATATCTAACATCTTGTCCTTTACCAATGATAACATTGTTACTACCAGTATTATGAGTACCAGCAGAATTACCAATAGCTATATTATCACTACCATTAACATTGTATAAAGTAAACGCACCAATAGCAATGTTGTTGCTCTGGTTAGTTGATATACCAGCACCCCATAGTGCTTCACGACCTATACCAATGTTCTGATCGTGATCTTCTTTACCACTATTTGTGGTAATACCAGATCTAACAACTATGAAACCATAAGTATCTGTTAATCCAATACTACCACTTGATAAGTAGATAGCATCATTTGGATCAGTTAATAAGGCAAAGTTATCCTGTCCCTTAACTGTAATCTGCTGACCAATTAATTTTGCTAGATGAGCATTAGTACAAGTACCAATGTTAAATGATAGGTTACCAGTAACAGCATTGTTAATGGTTCCAAGGTCACCAAGTTGGGATATCTCAAATGCCCAATCTCCACCCTGTATGTTGGAGAAATTATCTGTAGTACCATATACTCTGTAAGCATATGGATCATTACCCAATGAACTACCATCAGAGAATGAAATGGTACTGGCATTACCAGTCTCACCATAAGTGATAACAGATTGAGAACCTAAATCCTGTGCTACCTTATCACCAATATAGATGTTATGCGAACCTTCTGCTTCTTGACCAGCAAAATGTCCTAAGAAGAGGTTGGATTCTGCCTTAGTCTTACCACCCTTCTGGAAGGCACTGTGACCAATAGCAATGTTTCTCTTAGTGTTATTACCTAAACCAGCTTGTTGACCTGCCCAGTTACCGATAAAGAACCCCTGACGATCACTACCATCAGTTTCTAGTTCACCTGCTTCTCTACCAATTCTTATTAACTGCGTTCTGAAATCTACATTATCTTCAATTGTTGCAATACCAGTAACCGTGAGGTTCTTAGTAGTGGATGCATGACTTACATTAATCTGCTCAAACTGTGCAGATGTTGAATTAAAATCGTTGTATGTAGCACCGACACCAGAAAGAGCACTGATAATACCTACCTTACTTTGTAGGTTGAGAGTATCAGTAATGTCAGTTACATAAAGAGTAGGGATAGTACCTACACCAGTTATATTCCAGTTTCTTGCATTTACTTCATCATATGTTAAATCGCCTGTGACATTCAAATTACCACCAACTGTTAAATCAGAAGTAACTGTTGCTGATGCACCTACATTAAGATCAGTCTGAACATTCCAAGATACAACTTGCCCTGAGGGGTTAAGGATAACTGCCTTAGAAGCAACTGGCTTACCAAAGTCAGCTGGGTTCTCTGGCAACATTTGAGTGTAATACTCACCACCAACAACAATTGGAGGTTGAGTAGGGCCAGCTGGGTTACCAATATATAATTTCTTATACGACTTACCAGCACCTACATCAGATGTATCGTAGGTATATACTAATTCACCAAATGATACACCAGTTCCAACTGGTGCTGCGGTTGGTGGAGAGGTTCCTTGCGTCCTCTTGATCAGAATCGTTGCGGCCATTAGTATTCCCCTCCATCAATTGTGGTGGATGGTAAGTTAGTTTGCGTTATAAATTTAGCGGATGCTGAGTCATAAACTAGGAAACTACCGTTTGCTAGATTATTGGCATTAACATCAGAAAGTAAAACTAGTTTACCTCCTCCACCGCCTCCCCCTAAGGAGCCGCTGGCAATAACCTTAACTTGGCTGCCAGTACCAATTCGTAAAGAAGGCATTACCTTGTTACCCCTGCTCTAACATTGATCATTCCTTCAACGACTTTTACCTTACTAGTACCGTCATTCAAAAGAACATCATAAAGGTAACGACCAGGTTTTATGTCGGTTGTTATAGTAGATGCCATCGAAATCTGGATCTCTCCGTCCAATGGACTGGATATAGTCGAAGCAAAGGCAACATAGTTTGTACTACCTGCCCATTTTCGTAGTTGTGCTGACGCTGTAAATCCTGCTAGATTCAGGGTAGTATTATTATCATTATCACCAAGTGCAAATAAGTGCTCAAAATCAGTTCCCTGTTCAATCTGCAAATTAGAGACAAAAATTGCCATCTGCTATGCTTACTATTATCCTATAAGGTATTTAGTTTCTTTATCTCTACCACTAGCATATCAACCTTTTTGTGAAGAGTATCTATGTCTGCTCTTATTAATTCAATATCAGTTAGATTAGAAGTATCCTGTGGACCTGCTTCTTCACCATAATGAAATCTTAAAAATTCTTTGTGTGGATCTCTCATAATTTTGCTGTAATTTTTGCAAGCATGTCTTTGATTTCAGAAATCTCATGCTTCATGTTATCTATGTCTTCTCTCTCCTTTGCTCTTTTAGACTTTGCTTGTTGATACGCAGAAAACCCAGAGCTATCAGTATTAATGATAGCTCCTGTTTCTTCATCCCTATACAAATTAGGGTGTCCTTTTACTGGGATCATGCTAATGCTAGTGCTCGAACATTCTTAATGATTGGAATATCAGCTTGGTTTGTTCCACTTAACACGATTTTAATAACAAATCCTGTAAATGGTGACAAATCATTTCTAGTGTACTGATACTCATTCCACTTGTATGCTGGAAGAATAAACTTGTCTGCTTGTCCATCATTGGCAGCAGAGTCAAGCATTGTATCTCCAAAGCCATCACCCGTGGTATCGACACTATTTAAGTATCCTGGGAATAACTCAAAACTCTGTTCGATTTCACTGGAGTCGCCTCTTACCAAACTGTACATAACTCTAAAATCAACTGATGCAGGTCTAAATGCATCAAATACAACTTTAAGAGAAGTTGCAGGTTGTTTGATGTTTATTATCTTTGATTGATAATATGAGGTATGTAAATCTCCTGTTAGAACATTAGCTCTTGGATCAGTAGCATAATTACCAATTGGTTTATTAAGTCTACTTGAAGTGAACTGAACATTTGCTGTGTCTAAACACAACATAGGAGAACTCCAGAAATTACCACCGTTAGAAATAGCAATCCTTGTTGTCAAAGATTTATTCCTGAATAAGGAAGTAAGACTATTCTTCTCATTAACTTCGGAAGCAACGATTCTAGTACTTGGTAATTTAGTCTCTTGATTAACTGCACATGGTAAGAATCCAAGATCAGTAAATGATGTTTCATTACCATCAACACTAGTTCCACTAACAGTTCTTACATTAACAACTGCAGAGTCTGTTGCCCCTGGAGTAGTTACATCGAATGCTGGAACAATAGTATTATACTGGATATTCTTAGAAGCGTGTGCATTAGCACCACCACCATATATCTCAGCATTGAATCCTAACTGAGGCATACTGAGACCGCCGTTATCAGCAGATCTACCGCCTCTATCAACTTTGATGACATAATCATCCATCTTCTTCTCTAAAGGTGATACATCATGCTCTGCATTAATCTTACTTAATGATACACCAGCAAATTCGTATTTGCTAATTACAGAACCTTCAGTATGATTGATAGATTGAGTATTATCTACTCCTCTAACAATACCACTTAGAGTGTTAATACCAACAGTTGTGTAGGAAATAACCTCATTATTAATCTTAGCATAACCAGTATTAGCAGCACTAACAAGTACTCCTTCAAATACATCAAATCCAGTACTGTCAGCGATAGAAACGCTAGTTGTAGTAGAGTTGACTAATGTAGATAATGTTGATGGTAAAGTATTGGGTTCAACACCACTAACCTCTACCTTATTACCAATACCATACATTCCGTGATTGAAATGATTGATTCTTGCATATTCTCCAGTATAAATGCTACCTGTAGCATCATACCTATAAACATCTTGACCAGAATCAACAACAGTTCCAGCTTCATGGAAGTAGTTTAGATTAGCACCAGCAGTAAATTCTTCTGCTTGCATTCCAGTTAGATATAGAGTATCTAATCCATTAATGGAGTTAATACCAATTCTAACACCAGTACCAGAACCACTCATATCAGCAGTTACAATACCGACCATATCTCCAACTTTATAACCATTACCAGCAATAGATATCGTTGCTGCAGTAATAGCGGAAGCACCAGCACCAACTGTTACACCAAGTTTTAATCCAGTACCTTTACCAGTAATGTTAAAGGTTCTAACAGCAGCAAGTGGAGTACCATAATTGAGTCCACCTGTATTGATTCCAACAACACCTGTTGCAGGACCACCCCTATCTTCGATATAACCATATCGATAAGTGGCAGTACTATCACCAACCTTTCTACCAGGAACAAATACAGTTCCTATATGACCAGGAGTTGTAGTTGTCGTAAATCCAACAGCAGCCTTCTTAGGAAGTGCCTGTATTGGATCTGTATTCAATGGTGGTAATGTTGCGTTGTTCGATCTAAGAGGAGGGTTCTGGAAGGTTATAACACCATCATCAGAAGTGAATTTAGCTCGATACAGTTTAAATGTTAAGTCCTCAAACTGAGATGGAGTCCATGTTCGACCATTAGAGGACTTGAACATGTTACCAACTAAGAATTGGTTAGCATAAACTCTACCAGCAGCAGTCGGAAGATTCTGAGCATTAAGTGCCGTCTGTCCCATTTCTGCTGTAAAGATCTCATATCCATTAGCAGGAGCACCAACAATGAAAGCATATTCAGTTGCTGGTTTCAGATACACGGGTGACGGGAATGTCACATGCGTGGGGATAGAAGCATCTACTGATGTTTGAATATCTGCAGAATTTAAGAATACAATAGCATCCTTATTGATAATCTCCTTCTTAGGAATACCAAGTTCCATCTCTCTCAACTGCACAAATGCAGGTCGAGAAGGATCAGTATCTATAGTTGCAAAATAAACATCAACCGAAGTTACATATGCACCAAACTGGTCAACCATGAATGATTGTGCCAATGGGTCATCCTGTTCTGCTTCCTGTGTAGGTACAGGAGTAGGTATTGGATTAGGTATTGGG